ATAGACCTTATCATCGATCTCGATCTCAAGCGGCTTATAGATACTTTTTGCTGTCTTAAATTTTGCTCTCATTGCGATCCCTTAGTTGACACCGATTGTCCCAAATTCTCCTACCTGGCCGCTCTCAAGGCTGACGAATACTTTGAAGACGACATTGAAAACCCTCTGTGTTGACCTGTCATACGTTAGCTCGATCGCACGATAAGGAAAGCAGTGATAGAGATGTATCCAGCCTGATTTGTCGCTTCCTGGCACGCCGTCGCACATCGGTTTGATGACAACCGCTTTTGCTCTGTCTCTTACATTGCAGCCGGCCTTGTTCTTGATCGTAATCTCGTTTCCGGATATCGGCCCGTCGATTGCAACCTTGAGCTGATCAAGAGATGACCGCGCCATCGGGCACGTAAGCTCTATCACCGTTCCGCCTTTCACAGAATCGACAGGTGCATCGCCGTGTGCTTCTTCCTGCACATCATTCATCGTCTCTGTAATCGAGAGTGTAACAGCGCCGTAGAAAGGACTCAGCGTTAGAGGTCCGCTCTCGCCGTAACCCCAGACAATCTCAGCAGACGAAATGTCACCCATAGGTAGTTCTTGACCCATTTTATACCTCCATTTATTTTAGAGGCCCAATTACGGAGCCTCTTTGAATAGCCAGACATAGTTTGTCGAAAATTCAAACCTGCCTTTCTCATCCTGCCCGATATAGGCAGGAGCGGCTATTGCGTCTATTATTTCATTCTTGTAATTAGCGCCGCTTTCAATCGGCAGCGCATCACAGCACTTACCGTGAATTGCCCGGAAAACAGCATAAGCATCGTCGCGCGCCTCATGGTAATCATAGCTCCTTGTCAACACCTGTGCATGGAGATCGACGCGGTCCGGCAGGTCCGGATGCACCTCTTCAATGCAATTGCCGACCTCAACCAGCATTAGCTCGTTTGGCGCAGCGCTCATTTCAGAAGCCTCTCAAGATGAAGCGCTGCTATTTTCACGTATTTTTCTTTATACTGCATCATTTTCGTCTCCAGGAATTTCGGCCCTGATCCCGGAAGATTGTAAGACGACTGCTGGCCTTTCTCTTTTTCGTGCTGGTATGCCGCATAAATAATATTATAACCCTGTTCTGAGTATATCTCATTTTTCGTCTCTTTTACGTTCACGATTTTCGCACCCCGAAGATCGCCTTTGAGAAACGGAGTCTTCGGCTCTTTCTTGTCTGCATCATGCAGCATTTCGGATGCCGCCTTGAACAGCCCTTTTTTTATCTCTTCCGGTGCGGATTTTTCTATCAGCTTTTTCAAGTCCTTATCGAAAGCTTTAAAATCCATAGTAAAAGGCTTGCTACTCACGCTATAAATACCTCCTGATGATTTACGCTGAAATCTTTTGCCTCAACCATATTTATCACACTGTGCCGCACATCGTCAATTTTGATGTAGTCTTTATGTGTGATTTTTCGCGGATGGTTGATGTATATCGTTGCAGATGATACCGTCTCTTCGCCTGCGATGTCTCTTACAAGTCTTGTTTTCCAATCGATATAGCCTTTGGTTTTAACGGACTTGTATGTCAGCTGGTTATACTTGTTCCGGCCGGAATAGAAAAGAATCTCCAGGTCGTCTATCTCGTAAACTTCTAACATTGTAAATGCCATGTTAACCTCTCAGCGATATTGCCTCTTCTGATGTCGGGAAAATACTATGCTCGCAGTTCGGATGCCAGGGAGGATAGTCCGAAAGCACGTCATAACCAGGAGTTTTCCCGAAAAGGCTGTAAACATTGCCCTCATATTCAAGACAGATATCATCGAATTCTGAGTTATGATCTGATACCTCAACCAGGTCGTTATCGTACTGTTTCGCAAGGTTGACGGTTGCCTGTGATTGCACTTTCCGGAGCCTTGTCCGGCCTACAAGCTCGGCATAATTTTTCAGATTATAGTTGCGTCCGTTGATGTTGATGAAATTGCCATCGCCCATGATCTTTGCAAAATGCGACAGCACAGCTTTTTTTGCAGCAGTCCTTGTCTCGCCGGCAGCTATTAGCTCGTCCATAAGATTTGATACCACAACCTCATCCCGCATATCCCATGCCTGGAACTGCTCCATCTTCTCAGATGCGGCGCGTACCATGAAAAGTAATGCGTTGACATTCTCGATTATCGAATCATTGGCTTTTACAAGTATATCAAAAGTATCGTCCCTGTATGTATCAATTGTTTTTTTATGAACGTTTTTGTCAAACTCCGGATTAGGCTCAAGTCCTAAAACCTGCATCCTGACTATGCCTATTTTCATCGCCTCCTTGTATGCATCGCGCAGAGCTTTCCTTGTCCAGCCGGAGGCAAAAACATTGAGCCTGTGGACAAGCGCTTCAACTTTCTGCCTGACGCGCATCGCGCCGGCTTCGGAATAACCGTCAGACAGCAGTCCCATAACAACGGATTTAATCTGCCTTGAAATGTTGTCATAGAATTTCGTTATCAATGACAGGTCTTTTCTCTCCGGTATAAGCCCGACAGACCGTTTTGCCATTATACCCCCTCGTCCTCACCGCAAGTTATAACATCTGTCTCATCAACACACTCATCCTCATCCCTGTCAATATCGGTAATCATGAAATGCTTGGCTTTTATCCACGGCTTAAGAAGCGCAAGTACGAATGGTGGAATCGGCAGGCTCATCAGCATGTCCGCATAATAATCCTCTTTGATGATCCCTGCTTTTATTACCGCCTGCGCCTGGATACCTTTCCGCCTGTCCTCATCTCTCAGGTGACAGCAGAGATAATAAGCCATCTCACACTGCGCTTTTGTAAGGATAACAAGCTCAGATGCGCTTGCCTCGGCATATGTCGGCAGGCTGAAACGCGGATCGTAATAGAGCCTGTTGTATGCGTTTAGGAGTACTTTCGCCTGGAGTATCGAACCTGCAGACTCGGCACCTATCACATCCCAGCAGTCGGTCCTTAGCCTTTCTGTATCAAAATATGTCTGTGCTGCCGCCTGATTTACGAGCCATCCAATAGCCATTTTATCCCCCTTTTCTCCAGAGCATTGTTATCCACTTATCCGTAAAAGTTATTGATGGATATTTCAGCGCTCTCATTACTTTTATGATTTTATCATATTTTGCGCGCTCCGCATTGTCAAGAATTAGATACCCTCCGGCTTTTAGATTGCGCAAAATGCTCATAGCAGTTTTTACCCGGCCGCGCCCGTCAATGAGAATCACATCAAATAATCCTTCGATCGTAAGTCCTTTTTTCGGATACTCCGGCTCATGCCTGAGATCAACGTTTTTAATCCCATGATATTCAAGCGTTTCTTTAACATTGTCATACCAGGATTTGTTATGCTCAAATGAGAGCACGTGTTTTGCTCTTTTGGCAAACCATACAGTTGAAGCGCCGGCGCCAGCCTCTAAAACACTGGAATCAGAAGTCAAGACCGCCTCCAGGAATATAACAGAATTTGGAACGAGCCACGGTTTGCTTTTTTCTATTATCAACTCATCTCCTTCCATGCAACCATATTTGATCCTCTCGGCTTATCTTTTCTTATGCAGTCAACTTTATAACCGAATCTTTTAAAATCTTTCACATTCAAATAACTGCGATGCCTTTCGTATGGATTCCCGTCAACCTCTTTTTGCACATACCGTCCGATAGGAGCCGCCATGATCACGTAATGTGCTGCCAGAGATTCAAGCTTCTTGATAAGTTTCGGCAGCTTTTTCCTTTCCACATGCTCCGGCCCATGCCAGAACATGACAACGCCATAGCTGTCAAGCATCCCTTCTATACCATTATTCATGATATCAGCATGAATGATGTTCCTGAAAATCCCGTACTGCGCGTTAAGCTCTTCAAGCCCTTTAACATTAGACTCCCAAGCCTCCAAAACATCGATCTTGTAATTCCAGCCATAAAACAGATCAATCATCTCAAGCCTGTTTTTGTTGGCCCCGATATAAAGCAGTGTCTCATAATTTTTAAGCCCTTTGATATTCCTGGTTATCTGCTTTTTTCTTCTCTTCGCTCGCACCCGCCAATAAGTCCAAAAGTCTGTCATCAGTTATCTCCTCCAGGCACCTGCTCTTTCCGTATCCCATAGTCTTTCAAGATGCCGATAATCTTGCTTCTATCAGTTATGAAATTATTCCGTTTCGCTTTCTCTTCTAAAAAATACCGCCTGCTTGCCGGGTCTTTTCCGATACGATTCCAGGTCACATTGTCCCGGTGCCGGATGATGCAGACTTTTCTCGGACTCAGCCGCTGCTGCGGATTCCTGTATGCTCCGAATTGTTCTCTGCATAACCGCTGCCAGTTCTTATACTGCGACCTCGGCCAGCAGTGAGTCGTAAACGGGGAAACGATTATCCTGATATCCGATACGAAATTATGCAGGATATTCCACTGTATGAGATCGCGGAACCCCATCGTCGTTTTGCGATCTGTCATGATAGTCCTGTCTCTAACCTCAAGCATCGCGTCTTTGTGAAAGCAGTCGTCAGAGTCTATCCGCGTTAGAGACAGCCACTGGCTTTGAAGCTCCTCTATCCGGCTTTTTCCGTAATCATAGACAACCTCAACCCTATCTCCAAAATCATAGCTTGACGTTATGTTTCTATGCGCCTGGCCGCAGTAGAGCCACACTCTGAAATCATCAAACGATTGGCTTAGAAGGCTTTGCAGTGTAAACTGCTTGAATATCCTGCATCTCCGTTTGACCCATTTCTCAGAGCGGATCTTTACGGCAAACCGTTTCTTAGAGACTCCGAGAAACCGCTCGGCATCGAGCCAGGAGACAACAACGAATTGGATCTTTTTATTATTTGTCATAATAAATATCATATCCTAACTTATCAAAATGGAGGATGATGATTTGCCTCAATCTGATTTTTTCCTGTTTATGATTAAGGTCAAATTCCTTTTCAATTTTTCTTGCTAGTTCCTGCAGAACAGTCATTGAGATTCTCTTATTTTTCATGCCCCCTCCCTATGATGCCAAAGTCTATCATCAATAAACTTTATCAGCTTGGATGGATTCTTTGGAAACTCCAAGTCCAAAATAGAACAAAGATAGCAAAGCTTTACTTTCCACCCAGGCTTAAAAAAGTCGTGAAAATAGACATCGGTTGTCCAGACCCCTGTGCTTTTTATGGCTTTTTCTGCTCTTAATATATACGTTTCTGCCAGCTTTTTACCTTTATCCAAAGGTATGTTATTCCTTTTTTTCAAACTGGCAGCAATCTCAGAGACCGGCCTGCGCACATAAACGACCTTCACGGGCTCAGGCTCTGTGATGTGATGCCAGAAAGGAAACGTAAGGCACAGCCTGGGGTCTTTAAAACCGCAGTTCCTGTCTTCCGGAAAGCCGGAAAGAAACAATTTCGCCCTATCTATTATATGCTGTTTATATACGAGCTTCTCCGGCGGCCTTTTCCAGTCGCCTAAATTTGAAAACAATATCTGGTTATTTATCCTGATAAACTCCCGGTTCTCGAAATGGCCTTTTGGATTATCCCTTGCACCCATCAGCAAGTTATTGCCAAGATAGAGGCCGCATTTGTGGAGCAGCCCGGTAACAAGGCTTGTGCCTGATCTGTGCATCCCGATTATGAATATCTTCACAGCCAATCCTCAAACTCTTTACCAAGATACGTAAACAACCTCTCATTATAAGGCTTGTAATATTCCGAAAGCCAGTTTTTGATATGCTTTGGAACAGCAGGATACTTGCTTTTTTTATACTGGTTACTCTTTTTAGGATCAAAGTATACAGGATTTGTTATGTATATCATCTGTATTTTGAGCCATTTATGGATTTCTAAAATCACGTTTGTAATATCTGCGTAAAAATCCTCAGACTTAATGATAAGAAATTGCTTTTTTTCAAAATTATCATGCCAGTGTTTAAGCTGCTCAAGATACAATCCCTTTTTCACCCAGTCGGTTTCAGCGTCCATCAAAGCGTCCGGATGGAGCCGGTGCTTCTCCCGCCAGTGATAAAAATGGCTCCAGGCTCTTTTAACAGGATCACGCAGCATTACGATAAACTTTAAGCGCCTCCAGTTCGGGAGCGATTCTTTTATTTTCCATGGTACTTCCTTGACATAGAGGTAATTCGGCGTTGTCTCGAATTTCAAGACTCCTTTAGTATTAGGCCAGAGGCCAAGATACCACGACAATCCCCGATTATATTTGGAGCGCTTATCGAAAAAGTGCGCTTCTTTATTATTGCCACCAAGAAGCTTTGGCCCACAAAGATCAGGATGTGTTTCAAGGTTCCGGTGAAGCGTTGATGTGCCTGACCTTGCAGCACCGATAATAAGAAAATCAGGATATTCGCTCATCATGAATACTCCGGCCAGAACCGCTGCGCTGATTTTCTCGGCCTCCATATCCGCCTGTCAGACTCAAGCGTCTTTTGTGCGACAGCCTTGCATCTGTCCCGTATCCTTGCGTGATCAACCTTGCACTTCTTGCAGAGAAAGAACCTGTTAATGTGTTTTGCATAATGCCATAACTCCGAGTCGCCGCAGAAATGAACATAAGCAGGATTGAAAACTTGCCTATCCGGGAACCTCGAAACCCACTGCCTGCCAAACATGCCAAACGCTGCAGGACAGAAATGGTTAAGGTTCTGCTGGAATCCGATAACGCCATCGCCGCAGAACAGCTTATCGAGCATTTTAACGGCATGTTCGATCGTTTGCTTATGAAAATAGATATCGTCTGCGCCGTAGATATATGTCTCATAATCGGTTGCTGCCAAAACCCTGTTTAGGCTTTTCGGCCAGCCCAGCCTTTTCTCGTTGAATAATATTTTGACCTTATTATTTTTAGCATAGACTTCCTCTAGCCGCTCATAATATTGCTTGTTGACATCAACAATAATGGTTATTCTTGTCTTTTTATGGGAGCTTGCAAACACAGAGTCAACCGTCCTCTGGATGAGCCGCATCCTGTCGAATGTCGGTATAATAACATTAATGCTCATCGTGTAATCCTCTCGTGTATAATCTTGCAAATATATCCTGCATTGGCCTCAGGAGCCAAATACTCATCAAAATACACTCTGCCTTTTCTTGCAACCGCCTCCCGTTCGGCATCGTGGCGGATGTAGTAATTGACGACATCTACAAAATCCGACATATCACGCTTGAACTCAATCCAGCAGCCGTCCGGATCGCCAGGCAGTACAGCGTCCGGCTTAACCGTCAGCACCGCAGCGCCCATGCCCCAGAGTTCCACATGCCGGAATGAGCAGTATGGAAGCTGCCGGCCTCCAGGGAGCGCAAGGTTTAGCCTGGTTTTTGTCTGAAAAGTCAGGTGATTAATATACGGAAGTCTCCCCATTTTGAGTTTTTCCGGCACTGTTGTATGATGCTTGAACGGCATAAGCCCTGCATAGGAGTCCCATTTTTGAGCAAGTGCGGCTTTAACGCACCGCATCCTTAAACCGTTGTCGTCGTGCCAGCCGAGAAAGAGAAAATCAAAATCATATTTTCTTTTATCTTTGATGATTCTCAGAGCATCCAGATGCTGCAAAAATAACTCATGATCAGACGGCGAATTCGGAGCAACGAAAAGCCTGGAAAACTTGTGCCTGTCTTTTAAGTGCAGGTGCGTTTTGAAATAGAAGCGTCCCGGAGCCATGAGGTTTCTGAAAAACATCCTTGGAACAGTGTTGATGTCGTACAGGATTAGAGGCTTTTTTGTGCCGTACTGGAATTCTATTGGATAGACATACGGCCCTCTGGCGTTTGATCTCGGCTTGAGCTTTTTTATCCAGTGCTTTGATTTTACGATTTCAATCCCCATCCGCCTCAAGCCTTCAAGCAGGTAAAGAGTCTTTGGCCTCTCTTTTGTGTCCGGCCATATAACCCTGTCTGGTTTCATACCGCCCCCTTTAAGCGCCTCGATGCCTGGAAATGCTCAATAACCGGCCTTATTTTCCGGCGATTCTCATCGTCAAATATACAGCAGTACTCAATAGGCAGCCGGTGAATGTTAATCTTTCCGGCGTTTGTCCTGACAACAGACTCAAGATTTCTCTGCTCAAGCATATGCGGACGGCTCTTGTTCGCCTCGATCCATTCTGAAACAATGCGCCTCATCCTAGAATTATTGGCAATATAGAGCGTACCAGACAGCAGTTCGCCACGTCTTGCATGCCAGTCCCTGTAATGGCAGCCAAAATCAGCGCCGTTCATGCTCCCGAATAGCTGCGGATAGGAGTGAAACATGGAATCAGCGTCGGTAAAAACAACTGCATAATCTGGAAACTTCGTCATCATCCGGAGTATAAACCTCGCTTTGTAAAGCGTGTTTTTTTGCCACGTGCCGAAATTCTTGACTCTCTCGATATGGTACGGCCGAATCTTATGGAGAATAAGGCTCGCCTCTAACGTTCTGGCTTCTTTCTCATAGCCTGTACCGGCTGTGAAATATGAGCAGACAACGAATTCAGACATTCCTCACCCTCTCTCTATAAGCTCTAATGTTGGATTCGGAGATTTTCTTTATTGTCTCAGCGCTCAAGACTCTTCCCCTCATTCTCATTGCCTGTCTTTTTCTCCTCTCCGAAGTCCATGCTTTCCTCATACTCTCTATCATTTTCTTTCTGTAATTTGGATTTTGCCATAGACTTTTTTGAGCCTCTGATTTTGTCATAATCGCTGCCTCCCTCGACACGCCTCTCAATATCAGCCGTCCAGAGGCCTGTCTCGTATATCTCAATACACCGGCAATCTGTAAGCCCAACGAATTGATGCCAGATGTGTATTGGAATATTCATGCTCTCACCGGCTCTTAATACAGTCTCGTCAACCTTGTTGCCTTTACGCCAGAACCGGACAAGCAGTTCGCCGTCAATAACATAAAACATGTTCGTTTTCCAGGCATGCTTATGTTCCGAGCAGTAACCGCCTTTCCGGATATTCAGAAAATGCACTTCGACTCTCTGGTCGGAGAATATTCTCGTAGTCTCGCCCCAGACTTTACCTTGTTTATCCATTCAAGACCTCGTCGATATTTGCAATTTCGAAATACTTGAGCCGTGATTTCGGATTACAGTTATAGACCTGCACACCTGTGCGCCTCAGTATTTCTGATGCCTTCCTGAAGTGCTTGACAAAACTCCTAAACGACGCCTCGCCCAGTGATACGGGATATGCCTTGTGGAAATGCGACCGCTTGCCTGCAAAATAAAAGTCATAACCCAGAAGATATATCGGATTCGCTCCGAGACAGTAAGCCAGATTCAGCGCTCCGTGGCCGGAATTGTTCCCATGCACAAGCCCTTTCCTCATGGAGGATGTCAGGCCCTCGGTTATTGAGGTATTGGCATATAGTTCATAACAGCCCGGAATGTGCCTCTTTTGCAGGAGATCGAGAAAGACTTTGTATCCTTGATACTCATCCCATGCTTTTTTAATCCCTTCGTTCATCCTGCCTTTTACTGCATGCGTATAGAAGTTCGCCTTGTCCATGAAAAAAAGAATATCGGCAGACATGCAGAACCGGAACGCTGCATTTATGGCAATAACCCGTTCACCGCGAAGCCTTTCAAAATCAAAGCCCTCAAGCGATGTGCCGCCGCCGAGGATAAAGCACCGCTGCCCATGCCAGGACTTATCAGGCAGTACGTCATACAGCGGATTGTCCGGCACTCGTACCGGATAATCGCCCTTCATCCTGGCCCTTACAGCAGGACTCCGCATAGTTATCTGGTTTAGTTCCATCGTGAGAAATTGAGAGGAGCCAGGCCCTAAAGTCCAGCCCCTCCCAACAGCAAAAAGTCAGCCCGGTTAAGGGCCTCTCTTCAGCCTCTTAGCAGGAACCGGACTCCAGATCAACTTCAACGCATTCGATCTGGTCGGTATCCCCGATACAGCCTCCATATCTCATCCATCCTGCCTGCACATCGGCATAAGTCAGGATGTCGAAATCACTGAACAGACTCAAGTCCATTCTGTATCCGCCTTTGAGCCGTCTCTTAGGCAGGATAACATAGAACCTGTTTGGATTGCCGAGCATTAAGGATGTGATATGCGTGAATTTCCAGTCCGTAACAGAAGGACTGCCAACGAACTGCTGCAAATTGAGCCCCATTGCACGGCGGATTCTGCCTCTCAGGCGCAGCGGCGTAAGCACGATCATGCCCGGATCTTGATTCAGGCCGTAGCCCTTGTTTCTGTTCGCTGCAAGAATTGTCTCTGCGGCCAGATTCATGGAAAGCGCATCTCGCCAGGCCGTGGCATCGCAGTCATTGCAGCCGCCAGGTGCTGCGACCCAATCACAGCATCCCTTCGCATCGCCAATAGCCTCGATCAGCGTGTAAAAAGCCTGTGCTCTTGTGGAATATGCGGCGGCGACAAACGCTTTCGCATTATCCTCGACTGTCCACCAGTCCTCATCATCGAAAAGAATCCGTGACCAGGAAAGCGCACCCCCGTACAGGTCAAAATAACAGGTCGCTTTCGTTCCCGACATTTGATAGACCTGGATCGGAACGCCCTGCTGAGCCTTCTCAAAGGCTAACCCTGACGTTACATTGCCTACCTCGAACCCGTTGCGCTTTGAACCGGCATAGTTCCGGATGTCGAAAATCTGCTCATAGGCTCTGTCATAGTCCGGTACTGCATGGAACTTCTCGATAACAGGAAGCACGGACGCAGGAAAATCGGAAGGCTTTCCGAATGCCTGGATCTCCGCTGCTTTCAGTTTCGATTTTTCCTCAAGATACTGGACTTTGGCTTTCCGGAAATAGACAGACTCTTCATCATTAGCCTGAAATCTTTCAGGAATGAAAAGGTCCGGGAGCGCCATGAACATCTGAAGCGCCTTGAAAAGGTTCCTCCTATGTGTTTCGTTCTCGATATCAAATTTTTCTAGCTGTCTGAAATATTGTAATTGCATTGTCATCCTCCGTTACAGCGGCTCAGTAAGGCTGGCCTTGTCACCCTTGAGGTCTGCTTTGACCTTCGCATCTCCGGCATCTGCATCCTCGACAGCTATCGCAATCCAGTAGTAACCGGAAGCATACACGTTTGTAACGGCAGTCTCGGCAACTCCTGAATGATAAAGTTTCTCACCTGCGTTGATCGCAACGGCTGCTTTCTCAAGCATGATTTTTTCACAGTGATAGGTAAAGGCAATGTCCTCTCCGAAGTCGGCATTCTGAAACGCAACCCCGAATGTGTCGTTTACCTTGTAGATCTTACCTTCTGTGACTCCGAGCGATAGATCAACTGTCCAGGTGAAGTCCCGCCTGTCTCCAGACGGTCTAGCTGTTCTGATATGTTGTGGCATCTATACCTCTGACTTTAATTGGATTTTGTTTCCCCGAATCTGTCCAGTCTCAAACAGAGGGGCCAAAATTTCTGCCTGTTCAGGCAGCCTATTTTTCACCAGTCAAAAACTGATGACCATATTTTGTGAACCTTAGTCATCAAGAGGAGGAAGAAAAGGATTGTCAATTTCTCCCTCTGCTTCTTTCTTTATATTAGCCTTGATTTTAGGCTCACCCTCTTTTTCTCTGCCATTTCCCTCGGATTCTTCAATCTCAATTCCAAAGGTTTCGGCATATTCCTTAAATTCATCAAGCTCTAAATCCAGGTGTTTGTCTAATTGTTTATCAAGATATTCAAGACTTTCAGGTTTAAAATTTCCTAATCTTTTTTCAATAAATTTTACCTGTTGTTCAGAAAGCTTTCTTTCTTCTTTAGCTTTTTCAAAGAGGCTTTTAACTTTGGATTCCGATGCAGCTTTTGTCAAATTTGATATTTTTTCAGTTAATTCCTTTTCTTTTTTTTCCCATTCCTGTTCTTTTTTAGCCATTGTTTCTTCTGCTGTTTTTCTTCCTTTGTATTCACCGCCTATTCTTTCCTTAATTTTTGATTCTGTATATCCTTTGACAAAAGGATCTCCAACCAATGTATCTTCAGAAAAAATATCACTAGGCGATATTCTTTCATCTTTGACAAGCGTCCTAAGCTCGTCAATAGTGATTTTGTCCACATCTGCCATTTGCAGTTTCCTCCTTGCTGTTTGGTTATCAACAAATGCCTGAAGCTCGCCGATCAACTCAGCACCGGCAAACCCAGGCTTGTTTACGTTTGAATTTCCGAGCGCAATGCCTGTCACACTTTCAACATTAACGCTCGTTATTTGCTCGCCGTCCGGTATCGTAATATCTGCCTCGATCGATGCAACGTCAAGCGGCAGGCTCCGGTATTCCGGCTTGATATATGCTATGGCAATAGCCGTTAGTTTGTCCTTGATGTATGATGTTGTTTTCCCGACAAGCTCGCCGATAGGCGTACGTCCTTCGTGCCGGTTGTCCTTTCCATGCTGGTGGAATAGCTTGAGTCCGGTTTTGAGCTTATCGAATATTTTCCGGATAGCCGATTGAACCCAGCGCTTGGCCATCTCGCCGGCACCGACAATCTTGCCATGACTCAAGCCCTCGTGCGCCACGACATACGCCCTGTATACCGGGTTCGGGTCCTGCTTTTTTATCCTGGCATGCGTCTCTGCCGGGATGTGTTCCAGCATCTCAGAGGCTGCCATCTCCTGGAGCTCTAAGAGAATATAGCCTTGAACGTGCCTCTTGAGTCCGGGCTTTGCGCCTACGTCATAACTCAGTCTGAGCGCCATTACTTGTCCTCGCTCTCCTTTTTCTTGGTTGTATATTTTTTCCTAACGCTTGGTTTTGCCTCTTCTTTGGTATCCTCTGATACTGATGCAGCCTCAGTTTTTGCCTCAGGCTCGCTCTCAGTTGCTTTTTTTGTCTCAGGTTCCGGTTTCTTTACCGTTTTCGGCTTTGGTTTGGTTTTCTCTTTCTTTTTCTCTGCCTCTGCTTTCGCCTCAAGCTCCCTCTTTATCTTCTCCATCCTGGCTGCCCTTGCCTTTTCCATCCTGGCACGCATTGCAGCCTGCTCTCTTATTTGCTCAACATTTCCGGTTGTAATCATCGGTCCTGCCGGTTCACGCGGATTCTTTGGATAATCTACTTCAGGATTGAATATATCGTGTGTAGTTATCGGTTTCGATATCTGCGGAATACCTTCCGGCTTGACCGGCGCATCTTGCATAGTTATGATTTGAAGCTTTTTCTTTGCCATTACTCATCTCCTCTATTACCGCAGTCTTCTAGGTCTGGCAGGAAACTCCTCAGTCCCATCTCCTGGAGCGCAGCCTCGAACCGGCCTTTATGCTCCCGGCAGTGCGCCCTTGCCTCTGCGGCAGTCCAGGACTTTTTTGGATAATAATAAGCATATTCTTGGGAGCCTCCCTTACCGGATTTAGGGAGTCCAAGTCTAACGGTATATTCTTTGCCGTTACTTTTTCTAATTTGAGAGCCAACAACTTTTAGATTTGTGTTAATATCACAAACATGAAAATTTTTACTTGGCATTCTCTCTCCTTCTAAAATATTTGTAAAACCGGCATTTGTCAAGAGCCAATTTTATCATTCGATAATTTCCCCGGCCTCTATCTCCGCAAGCTTCATCCGCAGTTCCTCGTTTTCTGCCATCGCTTTTTTAAACTCGCCTTCCTCTGCGGCGGCCTGCCTGTCCAGTTCGTCTTTAGGATCGATGCCCGGAAGCTGGCTCAATGCCAACTCGTCGGATATCTTCCCGGCCATCCACAGCGGCAGCCAGACTTTCTCGAAATGCAACCAGCTTTCCTCAGACGGAAACGGTATGTCAACCGTCAACTTTGACGGATCAAGTTTTGTGGATTTTTGCGCCAGCATTTTTTGGTTATACATATTCATTGCTTTTACCAGACACTCCTCGTATGCGCCGCGCCAGATTTGCCGCTCTTTTGACGTCGAGCCAAAGATAAGCTGTCCCAGGTTGGATGCAACCGCACGGTTAGACAATAGGTCCGGAAGCCCCAGGAAATGGACGGGAATGCCAGTCGTGCCGGATATCATTTTTGCAAGCGTCAAGATTTCACTCTCAAGCGATTGCATACCGCGGATATCCGGCCCCTCGAATGAGAATTTACCCGTATGAGCAAGGAACTTCTTAATCTTGAAGTTAGGGTTACTCCGGATCTCGTCCATGATTTTTGCCGCCTGCTCTGCCGTCTCGCACTCAATATGCGGAGTCGGAGATGCGAAAAGCCGGTTAATCTCGCGCCAGTCCCTAAGCGCCTTGTCCAGGTACTCAACCTGCGTCAGGCATTTCATGATCTTCGGCTGCGCATCGTTAGGATCGTACACCCTGCCACCGAATTTCTTGTACACGAATTCAGGCGCAAGAAGCGTTTCCTCCTTGCTGCTTGCAGGCCGCCAGGTTGCTTTCTCATACCGGAGATAATCCTCTTCTGCAGCCTCGATCTTATAGCTTTTCACCGTCCAGGGAATGAACCTCACAGATACCATACCGGATTCTTTCCCGTCGGTTTTAGCCGGTTCCCATGCCAGTTTGAGTAGTATCTTGCCCTCTATCTCCGCTTCTTTCGCAAACTCCTGTGGCAATTCCCGGTCAAGGTCGTTGTACTGGAGGAAAGCCTCTGCAAACTCAAGCTCGTTCTGAGCATCGGCTTTATCGCCGGTTATGTTTATGCCTTCTGAGATAATGAAGGCGGCTCTCAGGTCGATAATGTTTCCGGTCTGGAATACTCCCCAGTCAGACTTTCCTTTGTATTTGTTGGAGATTTCTTTTACAGCATTCGTATAATTCCTGTACTCGTTGCCTCTGTACGTTTTAGCGTCATCGGCACGTGCGGTCAAAACATCGTCTATCAGGAACGTCTGATACTGCTTGAGCTGTCCTGTTAGCTCCTCTATCCGGTTATTTAAGTCTCCTATTTTTTTAGTATTGAATATATCCATCTCATCCCTCCCTAGTATGCATCCTCAAGTGAGAACATCATAAACGCCTCTTTCTGGCCCCTGCAGTGTGTGTCAATAGCATACCGGATGGCGTCCATGCCGTGGTTGAAATTGCTTACCGGCTCAGGAAGCACGTTGCCGTCTTTGTCCTCTTTCCACTTGTACAGGCACCGTTCTTTCCAGATATTCTCATCGGGATTCCAGTAATCGCCGCCATCAACGATATGAATGGTAAGGCTCTTGAGGTAGTCGATACCGGCCTTAACGGAGTCGGCTCCCTTCCTTGCAGGCTTTGCATTTATGCCGTTATCCTTTAGCTCCTGGATAGACTTTGGTTCCGCCGAATCGCAGTATACATCATCGGTGTCTGATATGCCTTTCTCTTTCATAATCCGTGCAAACTGCGGATTTGTCAAGCCTCGTTCATAAATGAGCTGCTCGGCCCAGAACTCATTAGACTTCCGGTATATCCTGACAAGCACCGCCGGATCAACGGAATAGCCAAAATCGACACCATAGAATATCTCATCAAACCAGGAAAAATCAGGAGTCGGAAGCTGTACTAAGTTCCAGTTGTAAATGATATCCTTAGCAATCGCCCAGCGCCCAAGCCGGAATATGCTGATGTGCGTTTTGTCATCCAGCCGGTCAAGCACGTTCTGGTAATCATCTTTTACGGTATCGATAGGATTGTCTTTCAACGTGCTGTGGTGGAGATAAGAATCCGTCGTACTACCGGGCCCGATAAAGTCATCAGCTATGCCGTCGAAAAACATATTCTTTATCCACGGCCCGCGCGCCTCGTCCGGATTGAATGTCATGATGATTTGCTTGTATGATGGCGTCTCCTCCCTCAGGCTCAGGTCGATTGTTATAAAATCGGACTTATTGAATTCCGTCGTCTCCTCAAGCCAGATGCTTGTAATGTTTTTTATGGACTTTATCTTTTCAGGATCGTCTATGCCCTCGAAAATAAGCTCGTTCGGCAGCCCACGGCTATTGTAAAACTTAATACTCCTGTCTGTTTTGTTGTAATCATACCGGATCTTGCAACTATTCAGAAGCGTCAGGAACACCTCTATAACCGAGCCTTGCAGCGAGCGGCGGACTTTCCGCATAATCAAGAACCGGTGGTTGCCCTCTTTCCAGCATCTGAGAAGGACTTTCCGTGCTGCAAACTCGGACTTTCCGGAACCTCGGCCGCCGTAGAGCACAAGGTATCTCTCCTTCCTGCCAAAAAGCGGAAAGAAAGAGCTGCTGACTTTTAGCTCCATTATTTATCCTTCGCCTTCTCCGCCTGCGCCCCCACGCCATTAACCTGCACGACTTTGATCACCAGCTCGTTGTCTGTTTTTAGCTGGCCGTCGATATTGATATTCTCGCTGAACATGCTCATATATTTGCCGAGCAGTTCAAGCGATTTTTCTTTTGAATGGAATTTGATCTTGACCCTCTTGCCATCAAACTCAAACGATTTGATTGCACGTGTCACCTGTGGCGGCAAACGCTCGAATTCTTGTAGCGTTATGTATCCTTTGTTGGTTTTCAGGATATCGGCAAAATCAGAGAAGCCCATGATCTTCAGCTCGTTTAAAACCTGTTCTTTTGTGATGTCGGCATTTTGTAGTAATTGTTTTTTGTAATATTCGATTCTTTTCTGCACTTCAACTTTTTTCAATAGATTAGAACCGATGGCATAAGCCGTTTTTTTGCTATACTTTGCACGCTCTGCCGCATGTGTAGCATTGAAGTCAATAACGTATTCCTGGCAAAACTGATCCTGTTGTGGATTCAAGCTTCTTTCTTTTGAGGTTGTATGATCTTTACTATTTTTTTCCTTTCCCATATTTTAGCAACCCTTGAGCATACTCTTTTCTTTTGCCCTTTCTTATAATTGCATGTTGATACCAGAAACACAACGAGCGTCGTTTTCCTAGCCATCCATCCTGTTTTTGATATCCTTAATTTCTTGCTTTAGCTCTTTTAGCTCACGACAGATTCTCTCATTATTTAGCTCAATTTTCAACAACCTCTCTCCATGAGCATAACACAAAAACCCGGGATTACCGGGATTCTTTGAATTCTTGTTATTCTTTTTCTCAAACTTTTTCGCCTTGTAAAAAAACACCGCATTTGTCAGCGTCCCAATAAGCGCTATTATAGCAACGATTATAGCCGTCCAATTCAGCGTAGTCATTTCAGCATCTTCCTGAGCTTGACAATCTCCGCCTGCAGCTCCTCAACCCATTGCAGGAATTCAGCATTCACCTTGTAATACCCGTCAGGCGTTGTCCCGAACGGATTCGCGAGCACCTCTGGTCCCGGCATAAGCACATCGTACGACGGGTAAAGCGCCGGATCGTACGGCGTGCAGCTAATGGCGAGCAATGAGAAACAAATGCTTACGCACAGCAGCCAGGTCTTTATCCGCGCCGGTTTTAAGCGCTTTCTTACATGCCTTGAGAAGCCGTTTTCTCCGCCTTCTGTTAGTTTCAGCATTGATGCTCTCCTCAATTTTTTTCCATGCCTCTATAGCCTCTAACAAAAGCTTCATGATATTATCGATATCAGGCGTCAAGTTTTTCTCCAATTTATTTAACTTCCTCCGTTACAATTAAAGCCCCTGTGATAAAACTTTTTCCCCCACAGTTAGGACAGGGAGGTAAATCCTTATCATCATTATTTGTCTGTAGACGACGCACGGGTATGATTGTTATAAATCCGCATTTTCTACAATGCAAATTCGCTTTCTCATTTGAAATATCTTTAGCCATCTCATATCTCCGTGAATTTGAACGGATCGCAGACCTTGTATTTCGGCCTGTACCCTATTGGCCGAATCTTGATGAATGCGTTGCGCCGCACAGCCTCGTCTATTATGAGAAAATGCTTGAGCTGCCGGATGCTAAAATCATCCATGCACTTGGCGTAAAACTCCTCTCTCGAATACTGGCCGTAATGAGCGCTGAGGTGCGCGTCTTTTTTCATCTCGTAGTACAAGTCAAACTGCGGCCTGCCGCCACCGGATGCGCCGATAACCTGTGACTCGTTTACCGCAAGCTCGACGTGTGCGGCATAATCGTCCTTGAAGTAAAAAACGTGATCGCCGGGCCGTGTTACCTCGTTAAGTTCACGTTCGCCTTTCCGGAAATACTCCCACAAACCATGTGCGTTGTTGTCGTATTTGTGCGGATGAAGGCCGATTGACTTGCCGATCTCTACCAGAAAACCGGAACAATCCATGAAAAAGCTGTCATCACCGCCCCAGTAATACGGAGTGCCGAGAAACGAGAGCGCATATTCGACCATACGCTCCCTTTTTTGTGCCTCTAACATACTATCCTCCATAAGCCTAAAATATTGGAATGGGATTTGTCAACCAAAAAGTGAAAGAGACGCTCAATTATCGTGGTTTTCTCGAGGCGTGTGGCTCACTCGTTGTCAATGGTTTTCTCCTAAATTCTGGCTCGCTCATTGATCGTGGTTTTCTCATGCTTTATGGCTCGCTTGTCTCTTTTGGTTTTCTCTACAATCATGGCTCGCTCATTTATCCTGGTTTTCTCGGCTATAATGGCTCGCTCATTGATTCTGGTTTTCTTGCCCGTCGTGGCTCGCTCAATCGTTAGCTCTTCGGTTCGATCATCTCGCTCGGATCAATGTAACCCTGATGACCCATCTTCTCGTGAGCATACGGCTTATTTGTTGGCAGCCCTTCGGCCTCTCTCCAGACAATCCACAGGTGCTGCAAAAATAGCTTGATCATCTTTCTCATTGCCTGCATATCAACATGTCCCAACCCGTAATAACCGTCTTTCTCGACTCTCTTGCCCTTCTCAAGAGGAAGCTTGTTCGACTCAATGATTTTTATCCCCTGGTTTTCCAGCCTCTTCGTCAGCGTCATTTTCTGGTTCTTGTAAAAATCATAATAAGCGCCTTTCGCCCTTATCAACGATTTCGCCAATCTCCAGCACATTGATTTTAACGTTTTGTTGTAATGGAGCTTCTCACCCTTCGTGATCCGCTCGGCTTTCCCATCAGAATTAACGCCAAATCCAGCATATCTCCAGAGGTTGCTGACATGGACGGCCTTTTCAATATCAATGTGACCTATAACTTTCCCGATGTTTACAGGGCCGATCCCCTTGATCTTAGAAAACCAGGAATGAGCAGGATTCTTTTTCACTTCACCCTCAAGCAAATCATTCAGCCATTCCTCGACTTCAGCCAGCTTATCCAGGACAAGATTTGTCAGCGTGTCTGTCCTCTCTTTTTTCGCAAGATGAGATTGTCTGACTTGCGCTGCAACTCTGGCTTTTTGGATGTAATCCAAACTGTCAACTACCAAATTAATTCCTTTCATTTTATGCCTCCTTTCTTCTCCCTCCCCAAAACCCTTAAATCCAAAACTTGTTACTTTGACCTTGCGACTTTCAGCAACCCATATCCAGCGTTCGCGCCGATCGCAACCTGGATGACCAGCGCAATAAGCCCGACGTTAAACGCATCGCCGGAAAGAATCCAGTAATACGCCACAACGCCGCAGGACACAACGACCGAAAGCACGACCGCCGCTGTTTTCTCGACAACGACATTCACTTTCGCAAGCGCTGTCTTCAAAAACTGAGTCACAAGCCCGACAGTGATAACCATTTCCGCTATTGATGGCATCTCTTACTCACCTCCTTGTTTGTATATTTTCAAGGCGGATGCTTTGCTGCTCAAACTGCGCATGCCGCCAGGTTATTAATGAGCCTAAAAGCATGCCGAGAATAAACGCTGCGAATATTGTTATAACGACGAGGAAATATTTCTGGTCTTTGTTTAACTTCATTTCATAAGCCTCCTAATCCGGCAGCCAAATGCTATACTGATAAATATTACGATAAACGCCGCAATAAGTATAATCTCAATCATCCTCTTCCACCCCCTTTTTCATACTCTTGAATCTTGCGCAGGGATAATCATTAACCTTGCGCAGCTCTTCTTTAATTGAGCAGAAGATAAGGTCAGAGCTTGAACACTCCTCAGCAAACAGGCATTTACCACAGATATATTGAATCATTTCCGTCCTCCTGTAAAAAATCGTCTAAGCATTTCAGCCGCCCAGGAACCAAAACTAACTGCTGTCCATACAGCCGCTAATATGGCTGCTGCCAAAGCGATTAATATAATCCAATACCAACTCATTTCACCTCTCCTTCCCATAGAATATCAGCATCCTCACCGCCATATAGCCTCCATTTCTTACCGTTGAAAACTGGCACTAGACCCTGCATCCATAGATCAACAGCAGGCTGAAAAGGATACTCACCTTTTGTGTGGTTGACACCCTTCCACTTCTCTATAACTGGAGAAAATAAATAACCGACGTATGCCCTGACTGAATCCCTGACTGAATACCAGACTGAATACCAGACTGAACCCCAGACTGAACTCCAGCCCGAATCCGAGACTGGAACCCTGACTGAACTCCAGACTGAACTCCAGCCCGAATCCGAGACTGAACTCCAGACCGAATCCGAGACTGAACTCCTGACTGAACTCCAGACTGAATCCCATTGTCTCAGTAATTCTAAATGCTCTTTTGTTATTGTATCTGGAGGTTTTATTTTGAATGGATGCACAGGATTACATGCCTCTTTGTATTTCCATTTGAAAACCTTCTCTGGCCTCAACTCTTCAAGTACTCGCAACTGCTTGAATCCACACTTGTTACCATCCTCTGCGTATGGTTTTCCCTCAACGAGGTACAATGAACAGGGAATTTCACCACCTATGAAGCATTGGTTCGGCTCACGACTGGCGTGGATGGCTGTGTTGGAGCACAGTTGAATCTTCCCCTTATTTGGACGCTTGACGGTTTTTCCAATATTATCTCGGTAGTTGATGGTTCTTCCCGTGTAGAAGTCCCAGCCGTCAGGTCTTGCTATTTTGTAGAATTTATTCATTTCATCACCTCAATGCCATGCACTTTGAGCCATTCTGACAAAACATTAGTTGCTATTCTCAAATCATTTGAAACAAGATAATTTATTGGGGTTGCTTTTACTGCTTTGTCTATATCTATTATTATCTCCTCAATTTGCTCCCTTGTCACGGTTGGTTTTTGCTGTATTTGCTTTATCTTAGAATCAAATAATCCTTGTTCATACCCAGCAGCAAAATCTTTGGATTCCAAATTAACCATTAAATAATACGCCCTCACAATCTCCTTGATTTGGGTGTAGGCTTGCTCATCTTCTATCTCACCATAATCCGAAACAGTCTCGAACCACTCATCCAGTTTTTCCAATAGTCGCTTTTCTGTCAGCTTTTCATCACTCATTTCTTCTCCTGTATGTGTGACCTTATCCCAGTACTCATAGTGTGAATCAAAATCACGTTTATCTGGTTTATCTAGTTTACTCATCTACTCCTCCTCTATAAATTGTTCCTTGATTGTCTCATCATCGAATGTGAGGAATTTCAGTATCAGTTTGAATACGCCTATCCATTCATCTACACCCACGTCTATATGGTCAAACTGGACGGCTAGGCTTGTCCCTCTGGTGTCCATAATCTGAATCCTTAGTTTCTCTTTTTCTCTCATTTCATTACCTCCCCACTATTTTTTCTTACCCTGTGCAGAAGTTGGCTTGATGTCCACACCCCCTCCCTGACAATCGGGACATTGTTTCCACATAATGATTTGCCCATTTTTTGGTGATCTAAACCTTGGAATTGACCCCGTTCCCCCACATTTCGGGCATCTTTTTTCACTCATCCCATCACCTCCCAGTACGCTTTCTGCATAGCCTTGGCACAGTCAAAGGTTCGTTTCATTTCACTCACACGATAGTCAGGGAAGAACACTACACCATCAAACTTTAGTGCTTCGTGGGGAAAGCTGCAAAAGATTGCTTTCCTACCCGTCGTTTTGTAGAACTCTGCCAGCTTCCGCATCATATACCCCTGCTGCTCTGGCGTACCTAGATTGATACCATTCGGTAGGGTGATTCCGCCTTTCCCGGTGAGACTGCCGCCATCCTCAGTGAATCGCCTTGCTTTATTGACACGGAAAAGCCGTTGCAGGTTAGGGAAATCTTCCCATACGGAACGTTTATGTTTCTCTCCTACAACTAGCCTGTCATATCCCCTCTTTCCATGCCTACCGCCACGGTCACATTTCGCAGGCCTGGGGCATTTGTGTAGCTCCCGTAGCTCGCCTATTGTACCCTCGCAACTAGTAAGGTCACAGATGATATGGTCAAGCGTGGTGTAGTCAGAGAGCACTGTCTCGTATATATCCTCACAGAAATACATGATACGGTGAAAATGCTCGGTGTTTCCATGATGTGCAGCCTCATTTGGGCTAACCTTTACGTATGGCTTGTAGTCTTTGCCATATACTTTTACAAAAGTATCCATAACTTTTCTAGCGTATGCTCGATGAATCTTCATAACTTCTTCATCCAGAAACCCTATCTGCTGGCTCTTTTTTCCCCAAAAGTCGGTAATGCCGTTCACGTTGCGTTTGAACGGGTAGTTAATGTAATCCTTCCGCATCCACAACTGAGGGCAGAAGTCCAGTCCCACCTCTTTGTGCATCTCCAGATATGCCTCGAAATCATCCCAAAAAACAAGATTCCATTCATCAAGATGAAACATCCCATCATATGCCCACGGTGTTTCATATGTCAGGTTAGCGTGCTCTGGCTTGTTGTCTGACAGGAACATGAAGGCATCGCTCAGATAGTAACCGTGCATCCGTATCTCCTCGAGGAGCTTCAGGGTTTCTTCCTCGTTCCATGTTATCTTGTAATAGTTGAATCCGCCTACACCCTGGAATCCCATGATAGGTATCTTCTCAGGATACTCTGGAGATGGCGGAGGAGGCTCCGGCTGCGTGTCGTAGATTAGTCTGTTTATATCTTTATTCATTGTATCCTGTATTGTCTTAACTTCTGGATACTTGTTACGTAATACTGGGTTTATTTGTTCGTTGAAATGATCCCTAGCCAGGATCGCTATTTGCCGGTCTTTCTCTGTTTTAAAGTGCATTTTATTTCTCCTTCTCCAACACCCCTAGGAGTGCCGTGAGTAGGGCTTCGTGAAGAGATGGGGCTTTTATTTCCACCTCAGAAGATTTATCTCTATATCTTTTTCGGATAACCACAATCCAGATGTCGGATAAATAACGGTAGTCAACCCCTTGTTCCAATTGCCCTAAATTATAAATAATCATGTTAAGTTCATCTAGCTTCAGCAGAACGTCAGAAATTGATGGGATGGGAAACCAATGTTTTTCAGGTGTAACACTTTCGATGAGATATGATTTTAAGTGTGTTTTTGTCACTAATTCTAAACATGGTTTTCCGTAATTGTTTTGAATCCAACATCCCTCGTAAATCTCCATCTTCCAATACTCGGCAATCCGTTTTGCCAGATTGATAATCTCTGGAGTTATGTCTTGTTTTTTCATTTTATTCCTCCTTTCTCACTACCGGCCACTCTTGAATTAATTCTTTTCCCCAAATCTCTCTCAAATTCTCCTTCAAAAATACCGGTATATCCAAAACCGCGCACCTATCAACATAGCTCTTTATCCATGTTCTCTCCGGCTGCAGTTTTTTCCCATACCCAGTCAGTGCACCGATTATAACCCAGTCTATCCTCTCCAGCGAATAACATGATCTGCTCATCATTGGCTCAAAAGAAATGAATTTCACCGGCGCCCAAACTCTCTGGAAATTCTTGAACCGCCGCCAGTTCCCGTCAGCCGTCGCTTTGCCGGTAAGCGAAATTCCAAGCCAAACGTTATTGAGGATAATTCCACCACCGGCATTCTCAGGAAATTTTGTCAACACTTGAAACGTTAGTCTTGGATATCTCTCGATAACCTCGAATACCTTCGCTCGCCATCCAGGCTTTACCGCGTGATGAAACAAGTCATTCATTGAACATATAAATACTTTGGAGCCATCCGGTATTTTTCTAAGCTTATGTTCTTGTAAGTCAAGCCTCAACTCAGGATTCCAGCCAAACCGTTTGTGAAATTTCCTAGCATAGCAAAACCAGCAATTCCCGTGACAGAGGCCGCGTATCGGATTCCAGGAAATGTCAGTCCAGCCGATTGATGTTTTTATGCTCATCTCATATTTCCTTATCTCGGTCCGACAACTTACTGATGCAACACAAAGCAGTAACTAAAATCCCGGCAAACATGCCAATAAATAATGCGACGCCGATTAAAAATAATGCTAGTCCTAAGCTCATCTCAATCCTCCTTTCTCTCTCTCCCTCAAAACAATCTCATAAGCATTAATCCATCTACGGAGCTGGCGGATTCTGTTTTTCTTTTCTTGATCTTGTGAACAAAGTAACACGCTTAAACAATCTTCCTTGGTTAAAACGTTCCATGGACATTGATCACAATCCGGTGTTGCAACACAAAGTGGATAATAATAAGAAGTAATAGGCACTGAATTTTGATAGCGATAAACCAACTCTTCCATAGCTTTTATGCTTCTTCTCAGAATTGAAGTAGTTAGTGGTTTGTTATTGTATCGGTAGTCTCTAATTTTTTGTGCTAAGCTCATTTTTCTGCACATGCTGGACAAATATGCATCCAGTCTCCTTCTTCGTCTTTCATAATTTTCCATCCCTTATCTTTTGCCATGTTAATCGCCCCTCGAAAATCTTCATATGTGTCACAATTCAAATAATTCGAGCATTTATCACACTCAATTACGTATCCAAAAAACTCTTTTTCTATCATCTCAATCCTCCTTTAATATCCCGGTTTTTTTCAAAACGCCTTTCTGGAATTCTCTCTCAAAATTTTTCTGATACTGCTTTCCTTTTCTGCAGCGCATGCAAGGAAAAAAAACATCATATCCATTCTTCTCGCGGATCACTCCACCAATGTTATTACAATGCTCGCAATATTGATCCTCTAACTCCTCAATCCTTACATCCGATCGCTCGATAGATACCTGTTCAATCGCTTGCCGGATCTCAGATATCAAAGGAAGCCGCTTATACGGGTGCATTTCGATAACATAATCGACAGCTTTTTTTAGAAACTTCTCATCATAGAATTTCAGCTTTTGGTACATTTTTTCTTTCTGAAAGCTCGTATAATCCAAGCGAAAGTATTGCTCAATGTCTTTCACTAAGCAATCGAACTTAAATGGATCAATCACTTGTATCATAATAACCCCTCCTTTTTTAGTTGTTCAGCTTTTTTCTTAGCCCAGGAGTCGCCGTCCTCTCGTTGCTTCTTTTTCGTGCCGCCGGAATCCTGAGTCCGCCGCAGCCAGTTTGAAATAAAGCGCGCATAGTTAGACTTTCTTTTTGCCGGATTGGCAACGAGCCAATCGCCCATGTAAAGCAACTCTTGCTTAATGTCACATGCAGGATAAGTTTTCTTCCAACGAGACAAGTCTCTTTCTTTTATGTTTTCAAATGTTTCAGTTTCAAAGTTAAAGAATATTGGCATCTTTTCTTCTATTCCTTCCTTCCTTCCTTTAACTTCCTTTAACTTAAACTTAGGGGGCAAAATCCGGAAGTCTCCGGAGGACGCCGGAGCCACCTCATATGGAGCAACCTCAGATTGAGCTTCTCTGTCTTTTCTGAGTCCGATTTGGAAATCTTCAAATTTTTCATACTGAATGGCAATTTTATCATTATTTGGGTATATTTTTATTAATCCAATATCAGCTAATTCATTTAAAGTGTCTGCAATTTTTTTTATTGTCCAATTGAAATACGGGATTATTTCAATTTTTAAATCCTCCAAATCATCAAAGGCTATTCTGCCTTCTCTATCTAAATGTGGTAGAATCATAAACCACATAACTTTTGTTTTATCTAAGACTTTAGCAATTTTCTTTGAATTACTTACCCGCTTGTCTATCATTCTACCTCTCGCCATTTCATTTTTTCCTTATATAAAAAAAGGCCCCTCTCCTAATCGCCGGTAAGCAATTTCCCGCGTACGGGATGGAGTGCAAGGAGGAGGGGCCTCTATTTTTTCATATAACATTTTTGCTTACCGGTCTTCATGATTAAATCCTATAAAATCACATCACGTTTGTCAAGCAAAAAAAACAAGAGAGCCGCCTCCGGTATAGCCAAAAAAGGAGGGTAAAAATTGGATGGGGGAGACGGCTCGTCTTGTCATCTCAAAAACCTTTTCTCATTTTTTTCTGAAGCTGGTAATTCTTGAGGCAGTTAGCGAATATCTTCCACGCCGTATCTCGTGTATTCTTTCCAATTGTACGCTCCATGAACGTCTCGTCCTCTGTGCGCGGAATATTGAGAATCCGGACAAACTGCACCTCACTACCGGCCTCCTCAAGCAGCTTTGCATACGCTTCAACCTGGATTATCATCTCATCATAGATACCGGACCCGGTTTTAAGATCAATCAACTCCAACTGCCCGTCGACATAAGCGTAGATGTCAGGTGTTCCGCCGTACCGGTATTTCTCACTGATATGCGGAACCTCAATCGAAACTGGTTTTATTTTCTTGTTCTTTGCCCACTCGAAAAAACTGAGCGCTGAATTTTCCGCAGCCGTTATCTGGTTTTTGGAATAATCGCTAGTATCGGTTTCAATTCCAAGCAGCCAGTCGGTAACCATCGCATGCGCCAGCGTTCCGATTTCAGCTTTGTCGTCTTTGTAACGATTTGAGTCAACACCTTCCAAGCCTATCCGGTTAGCCCAGCTTATCAACACTTGCTTGTTCCAGCCGAGCTGCGAGCCGGTTATTGTCGTAACGCCCGGCACTCTCGTTCCGTCGGCCAGCCTGTATTGGATGTGTGCTTTTGATTTTCCCATCATGTCCCCCTATATGCTTCGATCATCTGCGCATAGATTTTTGGTATCTCTTTTGCCGGCACCTGGTTTGATTTCTCGTATCCTGCACTGCCAAGAATCTCGTAATACGCTTCCTTGCCGATTGCTTCCTTGATATTTTTGAAATAGTCAAGCACCTCGAATTTGGAGACACGCTTTTTGCTGCCGTCGCTCAATGTGATTGTTATTGTCCTGAACGAGTCTTTTTGAGCCTCATCATCGTAACCATCATAGACAGCCTCGTCCATCGGATCGGCTTGATTACTAACTTTTGGCTTAATTGGTTTCGGTTTGCCGTTGATCTCATGGCTCTCGTTTTCCGGGTCTTTCGCATCGTCTGTTGGCACAAGTAATATCTGCAAGAGCGCATATTTGTGTGCCACACTCATGGCCTTGTTCCCGGCCTTGTCACCGCTGTCCATTCCCTCGCCGATAACAACCGAGTCAAAATAGCTCCCGTCAGACGCGTAAAACCGATAACGGATCGTATAGATCCGGTAGATCAAAACACCGCCGCTACGGCTCGTCCTCTCCTCGTGCTTAGCGTCCAGCACCTCCGGGACCGTGAACACCTTATGTTTTGCGAATATCTTGTGCACCTCGTTATACACATCATCAATGCCGCGAAAAGAATATTTTTGCTGGACGTTCTTTCTGTCCTTTCCGATGGTCTGGACGTCTGCCATTATTGCCGGAATTTTCTCGTAGATTAATTCCTTTTTACCCGTTTTTTCTTTTGTCTTTTTTTGCTCTTCCATCATAGTCCTCCTTTGTGATGATATTTTTTCTCCTCTTCCCTGATCAAGTCTCGATCGTCCGCACAGCTCACGCAGAGATATCTACCGTCTATATCGATAATATCGCACTCATCATAATACTGGCCGCAGTCATCGCACAGATGGCCTTTACGCTGCTGTTTTTTGAGCCATGCTAGATTCTTGACGAGCTTTTGGCTGTCCAGAGAATCGAGGATAAAATCGCCGGTGGTTTTTTTCATCTTATGCCTCCTTGACATATTTATTTATTTTGGCTATATTTGGAGAAGCCGGTCCTCCTTCGGCTATTTCTCCTAATAACCCCTGTTTATGCAGGGGTATGCCTTCTTATTTCATACCGACTATTTCTTTCAACCGCTCAATTTCTCGCCGTTGTTTTGCTATTTCAATTTCAAGCTGCCGGTCTCCTCGCCTGATTCGCTTCCAAAATTCCTGCTGGTGATCAGTTCTGCAAAAATAATGCTCCTTCTTATTTGTATAAAATTCAACTTCGCACTCTTCAAGTCGGCAAACCCTTTTAAAGCGATAATACTTGCCATCCTTTGGATTTAAATGCAATGATTCATATTCCATTGTTTTCTCTCCATATCATGCATATGCACGCCTATTTTAGGTATTTCAGATCAGCTTGTCAAGCCCCAATTTAAAATTTCCGCTCCCTCAAAATCCCATCGTCATCATTGTAATGACTTGCGAGAGACCGCAAATAATAATAAACCGCATCTCTTATGACTTCGGATACGTTCTTTTTATGCTGCTTGGCATACGATTCAAGCGTCTTTTTAAGCGCCTCATCTGCCCGAATGTTAATATGTATTGTCGATGTGAATTTTCTTGGCCTGCCAACTTTTCTCATTCGCTCATCTCCTTTTTCGTTTTATGATATTCTCTGGCTGATTCAAATAATTTTTCCATAAAATTATCAAGCACCTGTTTCCTCTTTTCTTCGTACGTCATTTTGAGAACCGAGCTGCAATATTCCGTCACTGCATCTTTTAGTTCTTTAGGCCAAATTTCAACGATACAGTATAATTTTGGGCGTTTCATTTCTCATCCTTCCTTTCTATAGGTGTAAGCCTCCTTATCCTTCTCACAACCCATCTATGGCATTTGGCAAGAATTTCTTGATAGGCGGCAGTCCAGACGGCAGACCTGGCAGCCCAGGCGGCAGACCAGGCAGCAGCCCTAGTAGGCTCGGCGACAGATTCGACAACCCAGGCAACAGATTCGGCGGCAGACCTGGCAGCCCAGGCAGCAGACCAGGCAGCCCCGGCGACAGACTCAGCGGCCCAAGCGACAGATTCGGCGGCCCAGATGGCAGACTCGGCGGCAGACTTAGCAGCCCAGGCGGCGAGCTTGTTTTCTTCTGTTGGATTTTTCAACCATGCCCTTGCAGCATTGATTGCTTGCCTAGGTCTTTTATCATCGGAATATTTTCTCTCAAAATTATCAATAACCAATTTAGTCGCATAGATAGTCAATGCCACGGAGTCTTCTTTTTTCCATTCCCATGCTTTCACTACTCGCATCTCTGTCCATGCTTGTTTATTGTTATTTATTTCTCCTCGCACCTCTACTTTGGCAAGCACCTCCATGTCAGTGTACTTCATGGCATCTATGATGTTTTCCGAGGCGTGGGAACCGTTAGAATAGAGCTTTACCTTGCCATCCACTTTTCTCCACTTGCCGATTTCCCACTGGCTGCCGTCATATCCTGATCTTAAACCAGCTTTCATAGCTTTCCATAGATATGGCATTTTATTCCTCATTTGCTCGTTTTGAATTTGTAGGAAAATTGAACCTCGCCAGTTACGCTGTTAACCCAAATCCTGTCCATATCGTGCCCGTAAATATAATCTCCCGCATAAAAGCAGATAAATTCAAACTGCCTTCCTTCATGTCTAAATGTCCCGGGAGTTAATGTTTCTGGAATTAATGAAGCATCTTTACTCATTTGCCCTCCTTTCTTTTTTTCTGCCTGCGAACCTCGACATCAAACATTCTGACAAGTGTCGGGAAATGTGTCAAAGCATAGTGCCATGCGGCATTTCTGACAAACCCGGTCTTGTCGAATTTGGCACGATAGAGTTTCGGGAATTCGTGGTTATAATGCTTGATAACAAGCGCCTCCCATAAGGCTTTTTTTTCAGAGACTTTGAGCTTTTTCATTTTCCTTCTCTGGAAACATTCAGGTTAATCATATCTTGCTCGGCCTCTTTTACGGATTTGTAAATCTTGCCCGTCCACTCTTGAGAATTTTCACGTCCTCTCTTAACAAGCAGCTGCTCAATCTTGCCGTCACTGTTTTTTGCAAATGCAAAATAAGTGATTCGTCTCATTCTTTCCTCCTTTGATTGTCTCATTCTGATAAAATTGTAATACAAAACAAAAACCTTGTCAAGTTGTATATAGTATGCTTTTTTTTAGAATATAATATGTTGTGGTTTGGAGGGAAAAAACTATAAAAAAAGTGAAAATAATTGAAAAAAAATGAGAATTATCTGAAATATTCCGTACTATTCGCTTCCTTTCTCAAGCACGTTCCAAGCCTGGCCGACAATGAGCGGAGTATAAACTTTACCGACCAAGTCTTTCAGCAGTTTCGTATCGTCGATATTGAGCACGATGTATTTACTTGAGGCCTGGATAGCTGATGCTAAGTTGTACCTTTTCAGCTTTTCCTCGCCAGCGATATCTTTGGACTGCGATGGCTCAAGAAGCGCGTTGATGAGGATTGCTTTGAGGAGCAGTGGTTTGTTGTTCTGGTCTTTCAGATCGGCACCGTCAATTGTTTTTAGCTTGTGTGTTAAGTTAATTTTCATATTGTGCCTCCTATAATTTATTTGATTTTGAATATTTTAAACGCCTATCTTAATTGTGTTATCGTCTGTATCGTGATACAGTTCATTTGCCGCAGCTCCGGCAGCTGCTTGATTTGCACCGCTTTTTAATCCCGTACAAAATATAGAATCTCCAAATCTTATTAACCCAGTATTTGTATAAATGGCATAGTTTAAAGTCAAACCTTTATTTTGCGTAGAAACATAAATACCATAGTTATTGATTAATTTATTACCAGCTACCGATGGGGCCGCTACATAAAGTCCATAAAAATTTGTTACTGTAGCAGCATCGGCAAGATTCGCATAGGACACAAGGCCTGCGGCTCCAGTTATTGTACCAGTAGAACCCGCTTCAGTATAAATGCTTCCCTGAAAACCTTGCAATGCAATAGGATGTGTCCAGTTCTGTGTGTTCGTAGAATCTAATATTACTCGCCCAAGTTGACCATAAGCTATACTTGTCATTACAGCAGCAGTTTTGGCTGCTTGTAGAACTGAATAAATTCCGTATTTAGGGCTATTATCAGTATCAGTTAGAACCTCAGTGAAGTTTAATCCTATATCAGAATCGATAGATGCCCCACCAAGAGCAAGATGATTTGCTGTAATGTCGCCAACATTTGTGATATTGTTTCCGCCCATGTTAAGGTTACCGGCCATTGCACGTGCGCCGGATGCAAGAAGATACTGCGTATGGTCATCGTCGCCAAGTCCGGACAATCCCCCGTGGTCTGTTACAACACCGCCGATTTTCGCACCACCAAGCGTTGGTCTAACGTCTATCCACTGGTCGCTACCTGCTGCCGGAAATGCCGCATCGTCTCCCTTCATAACTACAACCGTACAGCTTGGAAAATGCGCAAGATAGTCCGGCGGCTCGGGATCGTCTCCGGCAATAGCTTGCGCTAAAGTGTTAAACTCCTCCTGAGGATAAAGCCAGTGGATATACGTACCATCGGTATAAAATATGCTTCTGTAATATTTGTTGTTTGCGTTTGGCTGTATACCTGCGCCATCTGTCGGGTCGTCCCAGTTTGCAGCGTCTATCTGAGCGTTTGTATCGGTTGCCCAATTATCGGCGGCATCGTGGAACCAGCGGATGATATTCGTTGCGGTTGAATCTATGGCCGATACGGTGTGGACGTCTATTCCAAGGTGCACAAATGTACCTGCGGACAAGTCCACATCAAACGCCCCTCCGCCTGCATGTTCTGAGATAACAAGCCCGTCCTTCACAACGGCATCAAGCGCTGTAAACAATACCCGTTTTATGTTGTGAAGCTCCCGGTTCCCAAGCGGAAAATGATGAAGGGCAAGGATATCAGTCGGGCTGCATCCGATAGCAGCAACCGGAAAATCACCTTCAGCCCACTTTATGTCATCCTCGTTCGCTGAATTGTCTAAGTCTCCGGCAGTCTGGTCGTAAAAAAGCCAGTTCATGGTATTTGCTGTCTGCGCCTGATTCACGGGCTCGGCTGTAGTATCAACCATCTGGTTGCCGCCGGAAATGAAAGCATCGAATACCTCACCGGCGCTCCATGTGATATTAAGTCCGCCCTCATCTGTCACGGTTATCGCAGCATGAACATGCGAGCTTGCACTAAAGGCTCCGCTGCTCAAATCATACCACGTATCGTCCTCACTTAAACTTATAAGGTGTTCATCATGTGCGAAAAACCTGACATCGCCTGCTGCCGGTGCACCAGGATCTGCGATCTCGTCTATATCTATGTATGAGCTTAGATTTCTACTTCCGTCTGCAAGGAGATACTGCACATGGTCATCGTCTGCAAGGCCGCTTAAAGTACCGTGGTCAATAGCGCTGCCGCCGGAAATGCTTGAAATTCTCCTGTTTAAGGATGCGATATCATCCTGGATTTTCTTTATAACATCCTGCACAAGCATTTTAAGTCATCATTGTCTGAAGGATTCAATAATAATAGGCATTAAACATATCCGTTGTCAATGAGAAATGTTTGAAGATCATCCATTTTTTGAAACACCGTTTGGAGTGCCGGGATGGTATAAAGCGGATGGATGTCGATTATCTCTCTCACTTCCGCCAATCTCGCGGCATCGTCAATTATTTCCTGCTTGTCGTGTTTCAAGCGGTTGATTGTATTGTTGATTTCTTGGATATTCCCTTTCACTTGGTCAACCATCCTTGTGATTTGATGAAAATCTCGCCATCCTTGTTCGGTTGCCATATTTACCTCCTTTAAGTTATTGCATCATATATCGGTATATATCCGACTAATGTTCCAGCGCCATCATATATCGGCATTTTGTCAGTCACATTTCCAAGTGTTGTGGCTGCTGCTGTTTGGTTCGTCATTACCTTCCCGTCGTTTTGGATTCCGAATTGGGTGGTTCCGCCCACGCGAAGATCCAACAAAGCATTATAGCCGGCGCCGGCCGATGCATCGCCAAGGTTTGTTTCGGTTACGTCCATGAGTAAGCCAATATATCCAGCGGTGTTCGTTTGGTTAATCTTCGGTTCGATATATATCCACGCCTGTTCTGCGTTTGTATCGGTTAGTTCTACACCTGCTTGTGACCTAATTTTAAAATAATCACCGCTTGGCATATCTGCAACCGCTTCAAAAGCAATCGATTTATATGGTATATGGCGTATTTCTCCCGAATTTCCGGCATTTATTTCATAATTACCGTTTGCAAAATCTATTCGAAAGCTAACAAGCTTCATCCCTCTCCCACCAGCAGCAGTTGCAATCATCAGAGTTGGTGCGCTTCCCCATCCACCGGCTGTTAACCCATAATCAACGCCAAGATCTCCACGATCGCAAATAATCAATGTCCGCATACTCTCATCAAGACCCAACCGAAGATCCGCGCCAGCTAATCCTTCTGCATCTGAACTAATAATTCGTTGAAAATAAGCAGAAGCGCAATCATGATATAAATCAATGCCGGCAAATTCCGGAATCACATCACAAGATTTTGTTGCCTGCAAAATCTCATCACAGGGATAACCAGACTCTCCACCAACATGATAGAGCTTATCATCGTCAGAATCAGAAAGAATCTCGCCCGGCTGCTTATCCGTCATATTTGTGCATGGGTCAGATGCTCTGAAATGATTTTTTATGGCATTTACAACAGCATCGCAGAAAGCCTCGTCACCCTCAAAATCAGCGCCGTTTAAAAGCTCGGTTCGTGTTGACATTTTATCCCTCCGTTATCCGCATTTGCATATTTTCTTAGCCGGCTCGCCATCTGAAAACTGCTCAGTCGCACAGTTTGCAACGTAGCCAAACACACGCATCCACTCAGAAGCATCCGCCCACTGCTCTGCAAGTTCTGAGCATTTTCCGATAATCATACACTGCCGGATAAGCCATTGTAAATCAGGAGCCAGGATATCTATTTTACCGCCGACAAGATCGATTGACACCTGTTCGACGTAATAATAATGGCCGCTTGCCCCTTCGCCGGATATGTCAACGGCAAACAAATCCTGGAGCTTGAAATTATCCAGCACGTTCAAATCTCTAATCCAATTCATAGAGATTGCAAAAGCCGCTTTCCTGTCTCCGTATCCTTTTTTCAGAAGCTCCTCTGATATCCTGGTATTAACAACATCCTCTGATGTTGTCCACTTCAATTCAAAAGGACTTTGCTCCGGCTCCATTTCGACATCAAAAGTATCGATGCTGCTTTCTCTTGTGTTTTCTGCAGAACCAAGAAAGAGGCTGTGGCATGGATAGTATTCCCATTTGGCCTTAATCCTGTTTGCCAGTTCCCTCAAATTCTGCACATACGTTACAGACTCCATCGTATCGATCTGGTCGAAAATGATGATATCAGACTCATAGCTGTGCTTGTCTTTTCTCTCAACCCGGAAACGCCCCATGTTATCCGGGAAGATTTTCGCACCATAGGTAAAAAGCATCTCAGAAAGAATTGTCGCCATATCCTGGAAATCCTGAAGTATGAGATATGCCGATTCATCCCAGCCAAGCTCAACCATCAAGTCCGCCAGCGCATCGAATGACGCCATGTCAAGAAAATTGACAGGCACCTCTGCTATAAGGCTCAAGAAAAAAGCAATGACGTATGCTGGATTTTGCACATATCCGTTAGCGCTGTTCCAATCGGCAAGCATATATCCTGTGCAGTTGAACGTTATTTTTTTATCGCCCTGATCAGCGTTGAAATTGATGTACGTCCGCCCGCCGTCCTCATAGCTTATCGTGTAGTCGTTCCCGGCACCTTCTGTTTGAAGCACGTTTTCGCTAAAAACTTCTGTAACCGAATGAAGTGATGCGCGAGATGCAAGGTATTTGTGTGCCGCAGTATCAACAAGATAAGCCTCAACAGCACCTTTCAACTCACCGTCAAGATAAGCCCTGCCTATAACCTCAGGCATCGGTTTCCCGACGGCAGACTCATGAGCGTTCGGATACTCATCAAGCGTTATGCTGTAGCGCGGCACGGTTATGCGGAAGTATTTCTGGCTTATGTCTTTCAATGTCGCACGAAGCACTGGCCCTTGAAGCTCCCAGTCGTCAACAATCATCTGCATGAAATATTCTTTCCACGCCTCAGGTTCATATTTCCATGCAGAGTAAAGAGCAACGATCTGATTTTTGATGGTATATTCTGCCAGCAGCTTCGAAAATTTTTTGTCGCTATTTGCAATGTCAACGGTTATGTCGGATATATTCGGCAGCCCGGAGTCATCATCAATGGATTTTGTAAGCGCTGAATGTGTGATTAGCCGGCCGTCATAGAAGCGTTCAGGTGACCGGATATCTATCGGCGCGATATTTTCACTGATAATTGTATCGCCTTTCTTGAACTGCCACTCGGTTAGAAAAATTAGGTCTTCTTCTCTCGGCTCGCTGTCCTGGACGAGCAGTGTCATTCTGGGACCAGGCTGACAAAAACCATCCTCATTTGCACGCCAATCGCCGGCATAGGAGGAAACCTGAAACGGAGGAGCAATTGCGACTCCTTCTTTTCTGAGCCTGATTTCATAAGTCCCCTCTGCCAGTGCCGGCATAGAAGGAATTGTTATCTGAGTATCTGAGTCGACTGTAAACTCAGGGATAATCCTTGATATGGTTGTTGTGCCCTGGCCTTGCTGGCCGATAAAATCAATAAAATCAACTATGCTCTGCCAGTTTACGGCAGGATTGTTACCTGAATAACGTGATGTGCTGCCAAGCTCTGCGTTATCCTGGTCAAACCCAAGTCCTCTCAGAATTAAAGAGACTCCTCCCCCCTCTTTCATCCATTTTCTGCTCATATTATTTACAACAGCATTCAAATAATTGACTCTTATTTTTTGGATATCAATCCAAAATAAACAAGCATCTCCAACAGGAAAAGGTTCTCCTGGCCCTCCAACCCAATTACACATATGAAGATAAACGCCATTCCTGAAAAATATATCCTGTTCAGTATTTCCTATCGCAATTCCCCCATTCATTGCTTGAATCCAATTAACATTACTAACAGGTAAATTTCCAATTGTTAAAGTATCAGATTCAAAATAGTTATGGCCTGTCCCAGGAGGATATGCTCCCCAATCATGGCCGGCTATCCCGTCATAATATTTGCCATTCACAAGTTTGTAATCAACTTGATTGGCATCATTTAAAACATAGGGAACCATCTGGCCTGACGTTGCGCCATAAGAATTATCAAGCAGTGAGACAACGTACCAGAAACCATAATCACAACATTGATCCATGCTAGCTGCTAAAACAAAGTCAGAACTTGAAGGCTTGAATACTGGATGAAACGCCTGATAAACGTTTGCTTGAGGTGTATAGTTGCCCATCTTACCGGCATGGCCTTCAGCGAATATCAAGTGTTCGGTTGTCCAATCCCCGATATCATCATCAGTATTGTCATTACTCTGTCTTAAGAGAGTAACGAGATCAAAATTATTCCATTCCCTATACGGCAAAGTCATAGCAATCTAATCCCCTCCGTCAGAGTTATAAGCGAAAGCTTGTAATCATACAGCTCGCCGGTAAGCCCCTTAGTAATCTGTGTCGCAAAGTCTGACTCGTTCTGCAGAAAAACATAATAGCAGAAACCAAGATCATCACGCGGGATAAAAACAAACCGCCCTCCATTGTCATGGACTTCTCTCAGAAAAACCTCAAGCTCTGAGACCTGCGCCGGATCGCCGATGTTCTTAATCGTAAGCTCAAACGTCCTTGCCTCAGAATACGCTGACGACCAGGTCTGGCCGTAATGAGTGACGTTGACGTTCCGGAAAAACGCAGGCCCGTCAGACTGGCCTGGCTGCAGGCGTGCGTTTGTAAACTTCCGCCACTGGCCTAAAAAAAGCTCGCCTATCTCAACCGGATACGGATTGTCCTGGTCAATAACGTCAATATTCCAATACCGGTTTGTATGCGAGAACCTGTCACAGATATTCCTGTGGTTTGCTTTCTGGCTTGCCAGCAGGCTGCGCTCAAAATCAGGCGCATCCCAGTTGCAGGCGCCGCTCTCGCCACGGCAGATGTTAGAGCATGCCTTCAAGCTAAGTTCGTCGGCAGACCCGATAAGGAGCATATTCGTGTTAAATATTCCAACAAACGTTACAAGCCTGTCCTCTGTCAAGTCCACGCAAACCCATTCAGGACTGCCCGGTGATCCCTGGCCTGTGAACCGGAAAGGCTTTGACGGACGTTTGTTGTACAGGTTTTCAAGCACATAGACGGAATCCTCGGAACTTGAATAGAGAGGCGTATTGCCGGTTATGTAATTCTCGATTGCATAGAGTATCATATCTGCACCCCCAGAATTTCTCTCATCCTGGTCTTGTTCCTGGAATTAACTTCGATAGCTTTTAACATGCTCGGCACGATTTGCTCCCTGACAATGCGCTGTGCAGAGTACGGATCGAGGTGATCTTTCACCATGATATTGACGTTAATACTTTGGCTGAGCGTCGCCGATCTGTTGCCAATTCCTTTCAAACTTTCAATCAATCCGCTCACCGGAGTCACGATCTCTGGATTAGCAGGGCTCCCATGCAGTGCTGCAAGCGTCGGCTCATTTACAACGGCACCTTTTGCCGCAGAAATCATGTTTTTTATAGGCGCCGTGTTGTCTTTTATTGCGCCCAATAATTTTGAGATACAATCGAATTTTCGAGGTATCACGCCATAAAGTGCTTCAAGCATCCGGTCATATCTATCCAAAAACCAATTATACTGCCTGTCTCTGAAGTCCGTGCGGAGCGTTGCCAGGATATTCGAAGAATTTTCATGAATAAGGCGCATGTGTTCCTGGCTGTGTTTTGGAAAACCGCCTACCAATCCGGAAACAAGGCCTGAGACTGCGCCGGATATAACACCTTGTGCAAGGCCGCCAGGAGAGAATCCTTTGATAGTATCGGTAATACCTTTTCCTAGATTCTTGACGGAATCAGCAACCGTGCCAAATCCTTCTTTTGCAGAAGAGAGCATCCCCCCAATAAAATCGGTTGCCCAAGAAGTTCCCATTTCAACTAATGTTCCGATAAATTTCGTTTTGAGATTATCCCAAATGTTGCTTAGTGCATCTCCAAATGATTGATGTCCTGCAAGCCATTCCGTCAAATTGCTTTTTAAATCATTTCCTATGGAAGTGAATAAATCTGACCAGATTGTCCTCTGTTCTTCTGTCTCTTTCTTTAGATCTACCGTAAAATCAGAAGTCCTTGTCGTCATCTCGCCCACAGCTTGAGCATAGACGCCACTCATATCTCTTGCGGCAGGAATCGTTGTTGTTGTGATTGTCGTTGTTAGTTCCTCAATTTCACGCTTTGCCGTATTTGTCGAATTGACGTAATCCTCAAGCGTCAGCTTGCCTTCATCATATGCTTTTTTTAGCTGGCCTAAATATGCCGTAAGCTCCTTTACTCTCGTCTCTTTTTGCTGGATTGTCTGGACGCCAATGTCTTTCAGGTAATCAACCCAGGTCTTTGTCTCTTCTTTTGTTTTTGTCAGCTCGTCAAGATAGCCCTGGAATCTACCGGTCAGATCCGCCATTGATGTGCCAAGATTATCCGTTGCTTCTTTCTGTTTTTTGTACTCCTCGGCGGATTCTTTTGCCACATCTTTTAGCTTTTCCTGCCATTCAACGCCGTGCTTTCCTTCTCTTACAGCTTTCATCATGGCAGCGGCATTAAGCTTGTACTGGTTTGTTAGTTTTACAAATTCTCTCTCTGTTATACCTGCAGCATCGGCGGCTTTTTTTAGTTTTGCGAAAACCCGATCTGTTACTTCGGCCTCTCTCTTGGATGCCTTGACAAGTTCGTCTTTCGCTTTTTTGACTTTCATGTAACCGACAGCAAGCGCCGCCAGCGCTCCAACCAGAAGCCCGACAGGAGAAAGAAGCGCTGTGAATCCGCCGGCCAGCATCTTTGCACCGACAACAAGTTTTGGAACAAGCATAACAATAGGCCCAAGAACGGTCAGAAGGCCTCCAAGTCCTGCAGTGATTTTAACAATAGTCACGGTTAATTTTGGATTTGCCTTTAGCCAATCAATTACCTTCACAACCGTTGCCGTCATCTTTTTAATTATTTCAGTTAAATAAGGAGCTAACTCTTTAGCAATAGTAAGGCCGACGCCTTTTATTGATTGGCCTAGCGAATGCTGAGCATCTCTAAGGTCTGCTGCAGACCTTGCTGCATCCTCAGAAAAAACAATGCCCAAGGTTCTGGCTTCTTCTCTCATTTTTTTCAAGCCATCAGCGCCTCTATCAAACATTGGCAATAAAGCCGTTCCTGCTCTTCCAAACATATCCTGAGCAAGGGCGGCTCTCACTGTCGGATCTTCAATTCTGGCAATAGCCTCTGAGATGGTAATAAATTGTTGTTCAGGATTCATTTTCATGAGATCGTCGATAGATACTCCAATTTGCCTAAAAGCTCTAGCATAAGTTTCCAGCCCAGATTTGGCATCTAAGATTGTCCCAGACATCCTTTTGACGCCCTTTTCAAGGTCTGCCATTGATGCTCCCGATAATTCTGCGGCAAATTTTAACTCTGAAAGTGCCTCTGTTCCTATTCCTGTCCTTCTGCTTGTCTTTTCTATCTCATCTCCCGTATTAACAAAAGCTTTTGTTACACCTGCAAGCGCTCCGATGATCGCACCTCCTGCGATCGTCATTGCAGCTCCCATTTTTTTGAATTTTCCGGCAGTCTTGTCAGACATACCCTGCATACTTTTTTGATCTTTCTCGACCGATTTAAGTGATTTTGTCCAGCCAGACTTATCCAGCGTTAATTTTGATACTATTGCACCGACTTTAAAGGCCATTATTTTACTCCTCCAGGTTTATCCAGAGATTTGAGGCCCCATTTGATCTGCATAAGTTCTTGCGAGACGTCTTCTGCCTTCCCGTGCATGGCCAGCCTGTACTCAACCAGCCTGTTCTGTTTTTTGCTCAATCTCAATTTCTCCGCCTGAACATACCAGAATTCCAAATCTCTCAAGTCCAGAGAATCGAAATCGCTGTAATGGAAGAGTCCTGGAAACTCAGAGCAAACGATCGCTAACTTGAGTCTCCAGGACTTTCCGAATTTGGGCCTTTTTCTGTCTGCGCTTCGACTTTCTCAGCGTCCGTGATTGCGCTTAGGACCATAGCGTTTATGTCACGCACTTCAGGAGCGTCCAGCTTGTGGAGAATTTTCACCGGTATTCCGAACGCAAAATTAGCCTGCTGGTACGGCGAATCAAGATCACCTTCTATCGCAGCTTTCTCATATGACAGGAATTTCTCAAGAAAATCTTTGGTTATTTTCTTGCAGATATAGACCTTATCATCGATCTCGATCTCAAGCGGCTTATAGATACTTTTTGCTGTCTTAAATTTTGCTCTCATTGCGATCCCTTAGTTGACACCGATTGTCCCAAATTCTCCTAC